AAGAAGGGGGCAACAAACAGCCGAGCCTGTGCTTGGCATCAAGTAATCCCCTTGCGCGCCCGTGTCCCTCCCCGGTGAGGCGCGCAAACTGGCAGGGCGGGCTGATCCCCTCGCCCGTCCTGCCTCCTTTATCACGAATGGAGACGACATGACCGCCGAACCGAAAAAGCCCACCGGCCTTGCGCTGCTGCGCGTGCCGTTTGAAGCGCATCAAATCTCCAAGCTCCCCAAACAAGCGGGCTGGATGGCTGACAAGAAAAACGAATATCGCAACTGCGATGTGTGCGGAGGGTGGCACCACCCTAAAGCCGTTCATTTGGATTATGTCGGTCACGCTGCTTTGACTGATCGGCTGCTGGATGCGGACCCTGAATGGAATTGGGAGCCGGTCACTACCACCGAAACGGGCGCGCCGAAGCTGGATGAAAACGGCGGGATGTGGATCAGGCTCACGGTCTGCGGTGTTACGCGCCTTGGCTATGGACACCCTGACGGGAAGCGCGGGGGGGATGCCGTTAAAGAGGTCATTGGCGATGCGCTGCGAAACGCTGCCATGCGCTTTGGTGCAGCCTTGGACCTTTGGCACAAGGGCGATCTTCACGCGCTCGATAGCGACGGTACTAGCGAGCTGGAAAGGCCGAAGGCTGACCGCAAGCAAGCGCCGCCAAAGCGGCAGTCTCCACACCCTGACACTAGCGATATGCTCGATTGGAACGACTTGCTTTCCGGCGAAGCGCAAGACGGCACCGCATATGAGGTTGGAGCCTACGGCAAAGACGACAGCAAGACGGTTTTTGCCGGGCTTCAATCCGCTATGCGCAGCGCACAAACCGCTGCTGAGCTGGCGCACTGGATGCACGCAAACGCCGCTGAAATCTGGAAGCTGAATTCAGCCGCACGCCACCACCTTCGGGAGCGCTTCGACACGCTTAACGAAAAACTACCAATGAACACGATGGAGACAGCTTAATGACCTTGCGTAACGATACCGGCCCCCGCGCCGACGATTTCATTTACTCAGTTGACGCCCTCAAGGGTGAGGCCGATCAGTTTGAAACTGTAACCAGCGACAACGCTGGCGATGCGCGCGACCTGATCGCTCGCGCCCAGGCTCTTGGCAAAAAAGTCGAGGGCGCGCGGAAAGAGGCCAAGCAACCGCACATGGATGCGGCGAAGGCAGTTGATACAGAGTTTAAGCCCTTAAAGGAAGCGCTTGACGATCTGATTGCTGCCATCAAGCGCCCGCTGCAAGCCTTTCTTGTTGCGGAGGAGAAGCGCCGCCAAGCGGAGGCTGAAGCCGCCCGCAAGGCTGCTGAGGAAGCCGCCGCATTTGCGGCTGATGCGAGCGAGGATGAAGACGAAGAACTTGCGGCCAAGGCCGCAGAGTTTGCTGAGCGCCGCCAAGAAAAGGCTGAACAAGCCGCCGCGCTGGCGGATAACCGCGCCAAGGTCGAAAGCAAGGCCGGTCTATCGCGCGCCGCATCGCTGCGCACCTATCGCTATGCAGAGGTGATCGACGCACCGGCGGCGGCGGCGCATTACGCCAATCACCCTGACGTGATTGCGGCAATCCAAAAGCTCGCAAGCGCTGAGGTTCGTGCGGCCAAGGGTGCCGAGGTGTCAATTCCCGGTGTAGCAGTGCGCGAAGAACAACGGGTCGCCTAATGCCTGACATTCTCCCCATCCACGGCAAGCGCGACATAGCCGAGGCCCGGCGCTGGCTGGATAGGCTGGCGGATCGGATGCCCGGCTTGATTGGCGAGCTAGTGGTTAAGAAGCGCACCCGCACCAATGACCAGAACGCCAAGCTACACGCCATGTTTGCCGACATTGCCCGCCAGGCTGAGTGGGACGGACTAAAGCTCGACAAAGACGACTGGAAAGACGTGCTTGTCAGCGGATGGGTGAAGGAAAACACCGGCGCTGGCGCTCGCGTTGTGAGCAACTGGCAAAGAGACGGCTTGCTACCGCTAGGCCAGCGCACCCGGTCACTCAAGGTCGATGAAATGAGCGAGCTGATTGAGTTTGTCGCCTATGCCGGTGCGCAGCTGGGTGTTGAGTTTACGCATGAAAAGAAGGACGACGCACAATGACCACCCCCAACTACTTTGACCACGCCGGGGCCATCAAGCTCAAAGACTGGATCGAACGCTATTGGAGCGCGCGCGGCTATCACGTGAACGTGGAGATTATAGAGGCCGCGTTCTCAAACCAGATCCGCTCAAACCGCTTCGACGTTCGAAGCGACATGGTGAACGGGATGCCGAGGCATAAGCCCATTGAGGCTGTGCGCAGACCGAAGGCGAGGAGCGCAGCATGACCTCCGACGCCGAGAAACAACGCGCCTACCAGATGCACCGCCTTCAGTGGGGTTACGCCTTGGAGTGCCAGCGCGGAACTGAAACACAACCACGCAAGGGCCGCATCAAGTCAGCCAGGGTAGCGCTGATGGAGACTGTGGCAAATGGAGGACAACATGGTGACGAAAGAGCAGATGAGACCGACGAAAGCCCGCGTCGTGAATTGGGGTGATCCGTTCGGCGGCCCGGACGCAATGCAATTTGGCGTGGAAGTGCTTGTAAACGGGCGCTGGATGAACGTGTGCGAGGGTGGTGAGCCGGTGTTTTTCGCCACCAAAGACGAAGCCAAGGCTTACGGGCGCGCACTCACAGCTATGGAGCAGACCAATGACTGAGACACCGACACTGGAAGACGCTAAAATCCGCGCGCAACATGCCGCTATGCTGGAAATGCAAGAGCCGCTGGCTCGCACGCTGCTGGCTGTCCGAGACGCGCTGCAATCGCTGCCAAGGGACGCGCTTGGTGAGGGCGAAAGCGGCGGGGCGTGCTGGCCGATGCGTGACGAGCTTCTGACCGGCGTCGAGCATTGCCTCAAACTTCAGCGAGAGTTGAAAGAGCGATCAGACGCCCTCGCCACCCAACCCCAAGGGCGCGAGGAGATACGAGCCGCGCTCGCGCCTTTCCTCGGCGGATCAACGCGACTGAAAGAGGCCACCGACGCCATTATGTCCCTCATCCCACCTGCCGGGTTGCCGGTTGAAGCGAGTGAGGAGGCGGTGGAAGCGTGGGCGCGGGAGCGTGTTCGTTTAATTACGGGCGTAAGAGACTTTGATAGTATGCCTTTAGAGTGGCAAAAGAGGTGGAAAGATGAGGGTCGATCTGCCCTCAAAGTCGCCTACGCCATAGACGCCCGGCCTGTGAAGGTGAAGGCGCTTGAGTGGGAGGAGATCGGCGGAGAGTGGGGTGCCACCAACCCAATCAACTCGGATGAGTACCTTTATATGGCGCGTCCGACCACGCTTGAGCCAGATGGAGAACCGGCGTTTGAGCTTTATGCGTGCCCGCCTTTGGAAAGCGAAGACCTGCCCCCGTTTTATGGTTTGCAGAATGGATGCTTCGGCAATTTAGATGCTTTGAAAAAGGCTTGCGATGCAGACTTTAGCCGCCGCGTCTCTCAGCTTGTGGAGGTGGTGTGATGGAGTCCCTGGCTTTAATGTCGAAGTGCGGTTCTTATCGCTACTGGCTCAAAAGAGTTTGGAGCAGCCATGAAAAGCTTGCTTGTTTTGTGATGCTGAACCCTTCTACAGCTGACGCCAGTGAAGACGACCCAACAATTCGTCGGTGCATCGGCTTTGCCAAGAGAGAAGGCGCGACGGGTTTAGTAGTCGTTAATTTGTTCGCCCTCCGCTCCACCGACCCCACCAACTTGAAGTCCGCCAAAGACCCTGTGGGGCCAGACAATTTAGGCCACATGGATTATGTCCTCAACAGCGTTAAGGGTCCCATCATCTGCGCTTGGGGCGCAATGCCTTTTGCAGCGGAGAAAGCAGCGGCATTTGCAGAAAAGTATGAGGGCCTCGATCTGTTGTGTTTAGGCCAGACCGCAAACGGAAGCCCCCGCCACCCCTTGTATATTCGCAAAAACGAGCCTCTGAAGCCTTGGCGCTTGAAGGACCACACCAATGACCAGTGAGCAAACACCCGCAGGACCGGCTGGCGAGTTTGAAGACTTTATCGCCGACCTTGAGGTCAGAATAACGGCGCGCGGTGAACTATATGAAAGCGACGAGGAGTGCCTTGAGACTATCCGCGCTTTGATCTGTAAGCGCCTATCCGTTGGCTTCACTCCTGTGGTGACGGAGGAGCTGGTTCAGGCAGGTGGCCTAGCCATTGACGATGTGGCCGTGTGCGACGAGCCATTCACCGCCGCGCGCGCCGCCCTCACCGCAGCCCTCCCCCACGCCAAGACAGAAGCGCAGGTAGAGGATGCGTTGCTGGGGCGGTTAATTGCGGAAGCTGACCGCCAGGCTGACGAAGCGAATTTATCTGGGATGACTGACCTCTCACATATCCGCGAGCTGCTGGCGAAGGCGACGCCGGAGGAGTGGTATAGCTCTCAAGACGACGTTTGGGCTGGTAATCCTGACCCGGAGTTTGCCGATATAGTAGCTGAAAACATTGGCGGGCTTGGCGATGAGGACAGAGCCAACGCTGCCCTTATCACCGCCCTCCGCAACAACGCCGAGGCCATGCTTGATCGTATTGATGAGCTGGAGGCGAGAAACGTTTACCTAGCCGGTCAGGCAATGTGCGAGGGGGAACGGGCTAACGAAGCAGAGGCAGAGCGTGACGCCATGCTTGAACGGATTGAGGAGCTGGAGGCTGGTCTGCGTCGGATTGATATTGGCCTGACCAAGGCGATTGATATGGACAATGCATTGAGCCTTGACGACATGGCGACACAGGTGCGCGATCTTTCGCGCGAGCTTGTGGACAGCAAGGCTTCCTGACATGTGTGCGCGCCTCCTCACAACCCGTGAAGTGTGCGACCGGCTCCGTGTGGACCGAAAAACCTTGCGCGCGCTTTCAGTATCGGGTGAATTGCCTCGCCTGAAGATCGGGCCGCGCACAGTGCGTTATCGCCCGGATGATCTGGACGAGTACGAGGCACGCAAACGGTGGGAGTCGCTAAAAGAGGCAAGGTCTACCATTACGAATTCGTCTTCAACGGCCAGCGTTTCCGAGGCACTACGCGCGAGACGAACAAGCGAGCGGCGGAAGAATTTGAACGCCGCGAGCGAGACAGGATCAAGCGCCTCGCCATGGGACGCCATGCTGAAGGCGTCACGCTGATGACGGCGCTGGCCGCATGGTTTGAAGGTCACGCCCGACACCTTGCCAGCGCGCGCACCATTGCCTTTCAGCTCAAGGTCTGTGAGCGGGTGTTTGATATGAACACAGATGTGAGCGTGATTGACACCGGGTTTATAGCCCAGGGCATTGCCGACCGCAGAGCCGAGACTACTCACAACGGCCGCCGCCCGACTAACGCCACGGTCAACCGGGAAATCATCGACACGATGCGACCGGCGCTGAAATACGCCCGTAAGCATCTTCGCGCTGACGTGCAGGATATAGACTGGGATGATCTGCGCTTAAAGGAATCCGGCACACGCCATTACGAATTTACTGCCGCCGAGGTGCGCGCGGTCGCTGAAACGCTTTTGCCTCACCACCGCATCATCCTGGCATTTTTCGCCCGGTATGGCGTCCGGCTGAAAGAGGCATGGTTTCCGTTGCGCAATTTCGATGAAGACACGGGCCGCATTATGCTTCGCGAGCGCAAGGGAGGTGAGCCCCACACCATCCGGCTTATACCGGCTGACCTGGACATGATGCGCGTTCGAGCCGACCGGGCGCGTAATGCGGGCCTGAACACAGTCTGGTATCGAGAGCATGAGAGCGGGGAGATCAGCGCCGTCCCACCAGCCACATTTCAGACCGCCATGAAGCGGGCCTATGCGCGGGTCGGGATCAAGGGCGCGCGAGCGGCGCATGAATGGCGTCACTTCGCTGGCACCGCCTTCTTGCGGGCCACAGGCGACCTTGCCGCAGCACAACGGCTGCTTGGTCACGCCCATGTCAGCACGACGCGGATTTATGCCCGGCCTGCCGAAGATGCGGTCTATGACGCGCTTCAGAAAATGGCGGCAGGTCCCCACAAAATCCCCCACAATGACGAGGACGGGGACCAATGACCGGCTCTAAGGTCTTGAAATTATGGTACCGCCTCCCCGGTTCGAACGGGGGACCTCTAGATCCACAATCGAGAGGCGGAGGCAGAGAGAGTCACGGTTTTTCCCTTGTATATAAGGGCTATCCGGTCGAAAATAGGGCTATAGGAAATCAGGGTTTGTGGGGCGATTAGGGGTGAACAGACTCGGAACGCCCGCAGTGAGTCCCCACAAAAGTCCCCACACGATCAGCCCGCCAACGCGGCCCCCGCATCGTGACCATCGTGCGCTTTCCGCCTACATATTGAATGATATGCGTCCGGCTCCATGAGCTAGGCCCTGTCGCGTAGTCCATGCGCGGTTCGTCAGGGTCGCCAGCGGTAACGCCCGCCTGCCAGCAACCGTCAACAATGGCCGGGCTGTGCGAATGGCCGATGGTCGTTTTCATGCCGATGCGCGAAAGGTTGCGCGCTGATCCGCGCGCGCCGTTCGGTCCCCGGTCGCCATGCAATCCGCATTCAACGCCTTCAATCACGAAGCTTTGATCGGTGCGCAGAAACACCACGTCGTCAGGTGCGCCCTTCGTCCTGCAGGCCCATTCAAGAAGGTGAAAGTCTCGGTCGTCATCGCGGATGGCGTGAACCACCTTGCAGGCAGCTTCCAGATAAAAAGCAGCATTGACCGGATCGGCTCGCCAGTCGGCATCCTTTAGCCAGCGGTGCAAGTGGTCGTCATGGTTTGAGCCAACGACGACTTGATCCATCCAGGGCCGCGCGGCGTAGCGCAAAAACTCCGCGTCTGCTTCAATCTCGTGCTCTACATCGTCAGCGCCTTCGCGGTGCAGCTGATAGCGCCGGAACGGGTCGCGGCTGTCGTGGTGAGATCGGGCCTTGTGGTCGTGCAGGTCATTGTGAAGCAACACGCCGGGCTTGAGCGTGTCTGTCATGCCGTCAGGGCCGTAAATGGCTTCTCTAATGTCGGGGTGAAGCTCTGCGACGTGAACGTCACCGGGTGCGAGCGCAGCCGCGTTGCGCTCGTGAATGACCTCGCCACCGCGCACCGTGATATTCAGATCCCGTATCGTGCCGTCATCTTCAGCCACAATGGGGCGCATAAACCACGTGCCGTCGCTTTCCACTTCTACCAGGGTGCAGCCAAAAACGTGGTGGAAGTCCGCCTTCTGACCGGCCTTTGTCTCTGAATAGTTGCGCTGCGTCACCGCGCCGGTCGTCATGATATGCTTTGCAGGCAAGCCCTGCATGGTGGCAATCGAACGCATCTCTAGCTTGGTCGCGCCAAAGACACCGGAATCTTCGCCGGTAAATGTGTCATATCCTGATAGCGGGCTTACGGCAGTTGCGCTGACCGGAGCGTCACCAGCCCAGCATACACCCGGCGCAAGCTGCACGCGCTCATCACAGATATAATCTGCCAGCTCAGGGGCAAAGCGGATCGGGTCACCGTTCTCGTCAGCTTCTACCTCGTTCGACGCGCCGCGCCGCCGCCACTCTGCGAGGTTATAGCCAATGCGCCGAACTAGAATTTCGCAGGGGCCATGTTTGGAATAATGCAGCCGTAGCGCTTGGATGTTTTGCCAGAGCGCGGCGTGCACGTCCGTGTTATTAGTCGCTGCGGTCATCAGGTATGTGGCGACCTGACCGGGCGGCGGTAGCTCTCGCCCCAGCGCTCCGCGCGGTTCAACCCGGCCAGCGCTTAGATGCACTGCAACAGGCTCAATAAAATCTTTGGGCTGCGGCTCGCCAGCTGATGGGTTCCATGGCGACAGGGGCAGATCGACACCCTTTGCACGCAGCTTTTCACGGCGGAGCCGGACGTTCTTTCTCGATATCCCAAGTTCACGCGAAACAGCGCTGATGTTGCCACCATGCCGATGAAGTGCGCTGATAACGTCGCGATCAGACACCTTGCGGTTATTGTCACCACGGGCCATGCTGCGGTTCTCCCGCTATGTGAAGGGGAGCGCGTAAGTGCGCTACTCTGGCGAAGCCCAGCGGCGAAGGGCCGCCTTGTCTGCATTGCACAGGGTCAGGGCTTCACGGTACGCATCGCGGCTGGCAATCAGCGCGGCGTTATCCGGGGTTTGCGGGCGCGGGTCGTTGACCTCGCACGGCTCCATTAGATGATCCGGTGGCATCAGACGGATCGTCTCCGTCTTGGTCGGGCCAGAGCACGCTGACAAGATCGGCAGGAATAGGCTCACGCAGATAATCGCGCACTTCTTCATTGCTTCGCTCCAGGTCAGCAATAGCGCGGCGGGTGCGCGCACTATCTTCTCGAATGCTGTCTTGCGTTTCGCGCAAGGCCGCCAGAATGGCCTCAGAACGCGCCGCTTCGTTTTGCAGGGTGTCTATCACCGCCGCCTTGCTGCGCGCGTCCTCGCGCCATTTATCGCGGTCAGCGGCCACGCTATCGAGCCGCCAGTATAAGAGCGCGACGATAGCCAGCAGGCCAACGCCCGCACCGATCAGGTATCTGTTAAGACCCAACACGCTCAAACCCCTTTGCGTAGCCGCCGGGAATCTTGGTCATCAACTCGCGGCGGTGCGCCGGCGCAAAGCTGATATGGAGCCGGTTCTGGCTGGGATACCAGATCAGCTGGTCGAACAAGAGCGGGCTGTTGGCGATGACTTTAGCGCACGCCAGCGCGTCGCGGCCTACAGCGCGGAAGTCCACCGCAAAGCCTGTGATGTGGTCGCTGGTTTTAGATCCACCCACCGCCGCGTTTACGCCCGGGCTGCGATACCAGCTTGTCACCTTGAGCGGCACGCCTAGCAATGAGCGAACCGCTTCCATGCCTTCGGCTGCAATCTCAATATTGCCCTGGATATCCGCAGGCGGGTCATTCTTCAGGCCCTTGCGCTTGGCGGTGTCCGAGTGGGTCGCCTCGTGCCAAGTGAAGTGTTTGGTAATCCGCGCCATCACCCGGCCCCGGTCAGCGCACCAGCGGCGCGCGCGACGCTTTCCACCGCTTCCGGCCCGCCAAGCACAGCCACAAGGCCACCGGCGAGGATGAATAGGAGCTTCTTCAAGTCGCCCAGCTTTTCTTGAATGCCTTCATAACGAAGGGCGCACAAATCCTCATGAGCGCTGATCTTTGCCATTGCGTCTGCCGCTTGTCGCTCAACTTCGCGGATGCGTTCTTCATCGGCCATGTCCGGCGCTCCGATGTCTTGCTTGTCCATAGAGTCCGCCTTTCCAGCCTAGCGGTTAGAGCGTGTGAAAAAGCCCGCGCGAGGCGGGCTATGTGCGGTCCAGAAATCAGGCTGTGCGCCTACGCAAAGCCACCATGACCTGCCGGTTCAATCTCGTGGTCAGCCAGCGCAACTAACGGCGTCGGGCGAAGCAACACCACAGGCTCACTCTGCACACCCGGCGTCACCACGGTCTGCTCGCCCGTCTCTGGGTCAGGCTCGGAGAGGACCGGCTGCGTCAGCCACACAGGCCCCGGCGTGCGCGTCCAGCCCGGTGCGGGTTCATAGGTCTGCGTCTCGGCGTCCAACGTCATCGCGCCATCCGCCGCAGCATCGGCCTCGGTAGGCCAGTTGTAGAAGTAGGTTTTCATGGTGTTTTCCTTTAGTTGCCTACGAGGGTTTCAAGCTCGGCGTTTGTCAGGCGGCGGGGGAAGTAGCGGAGTTGCTTGATGTAAGTGCGGCTCTGCTGCACCAAGCTCTGGTTTAAGCCCAAGCCCAGCGTGCGGGCGTCTACACCGGCAGGGTCAAAACTTGTATCGGCGGCAGTAGTACCGCCTGCAAACACATAAGCCGCGTCGTTTGGGCCGAAAGCCGCTGCTGTTTTTACAGTTGACCCTTCTGCAAAAAGCGTCTGTGCGTAGTTGAGAGTGGCACCGTCCGATGACCCGTCCCAGTAATAAGCTGTAGTGCCTGCATTGTTCTTGTTTACGCGGACAAAGTCCCCCGAAGCGTCGTAGAGTGTCATAAGCGCTGGAAACGCCGCGTCCTCTGGTGCGGCTGTGGCTTCTAAGTAAACCGAGAACGCACCGTTCGCGTTGCCCCAGTCCCCCGGTGAAACCGTAACTACATCAGCCGCCCGTGTAGCAGCCCCCGGCGCGCCCTTTGGAGGCAGGATGGGTGACGTGGGGTAGGCTTTCTGTTCGAGTTGTGGGGCGTAGTAATCGACCGCATAGTCAACGCCCACACCATTCAAATTGCCCTGTTGAATTTCAAAGGTCACGCGAGCAATAGAGGCGTTCGCCGCTGTAGCAGTGATGAAAAACCGTCGATGCGTAGCGTCAACATCGTTGACGATGCTCACAGACTCTGCTTGAAGCGAAGACCCTGATGCGTCACGGAACACTATTACGAGATTAAATGTCGGGGGAAGCGAACCGCTGCGAAGTCTCACGCCGACTGATCCCGTCCATGTTTGAGCGTTACCGGCGATGATATCAGTCAGGCCGTCAAAGCGCAGAACAGGCGAGCCAGTGCCGGTTCCTGATCCCGTTACAGTTTGGAAAGGCCAGCCGTTTTGATACCCATTCGCAAACGTCCAAGAGACGCCAGCCGAAGCAAAGTTCCAATGCGTGGGGAGCGCGCCGTCACCGCCCTCAAAGCGCGGGTTGCGGATTTGGTTGGTGCTGGCTTCCTCAACCAGAAGCCCCTTACCAGTAACCGCAGGTACATTCGGAAGGTACTCGCGATAAGCCCCCACCGAGCCGCCGTTGGTAAAGTCCCACTCGCCCGCGTTGGACTTGCGGGAATTGCGGGTGACTGAGGCCAGCGAGGTGACCGTCTCGGTGGCTCGTGTGGATGATCCCGGTGATCCGATGGGCGGCAGGATCGGGCTTGTGGGTGCGGAGCCTTGTTCCAGCTGTGGCGCGTAGATGCGCAGGGTGATGTCGATTGCGCCTGAGCCTGCCCACACCACATTGAAGGAAGGACGAATCGCACCAACCGTGGCACCGCCATCAAGCGTAGCTGTGAAAAAGAACCTACGGTGAGAGCTGTCAACCTCAAACGTGGCGCTACTTTTCGATTCGACAAAACCACCCGCACCCGTTTGCTCGATTAACAGCAAGCTTACACCTGTTACGTTAGTGAGGCTCCCAGATACCACCCGAGATCCTATAGACTCTGTCCAAGTCTGTCCTGAAGCCGCGGCGATAACGCCAGCACCTTCCAATCTAACTTGCGGGTTCCCCGTGGGAGTGCCGCTGAGTCTTAAATCAAAGTACGGCCAACCGTTTTCATAACCAGAGCCGACGATTGAACTTGTCGTCCCGTTGGCGTTCACAAAAACGTTTGTCGGAGCTGTCCCCGGTGTTCCAGCAACCGCTCCCTCGCAGCGCGGATTGCGGATTTGGTTGGTGCTCGAGGCCTCTTGAAACAGCCCAGCAACACTGTTCCAGCGTAAGCCGTTCTTGCCGACTTCGGTAAGCGCGCCAACCACGCCACCGTTTGAAAAGTCCCATTCGATATTCGTCGCGCGGCTGTCTCGCGCGCACACCGCGTCGAGAAGCTGCATCGTGCGCTGATACTGGCGCTGGCCGTTCTGCTCTGCATAGGCGAGCTGGCCGACGGCCTCAAAGTCCAGATGGAGCGAGGGCTGCAAGCCGTCATCATTGACCACAGCGTCAACGATGCTATCGAGCGCCGTGACCTGACCCTGGAAGCCTTTTTTAAGATCTAGTGTTTTCATATGTTAGGCTCCTGTGTTTCGATTGAGCAAGTTGGTGACGGCGAGACGGGTGCTAGTCGAAAAGCGCAGCACGATCCCGGCAGTCTCGGCGGCGTTCGTACTCATCCATTTAGCTGACAGATAGGCGTAGCAGTCGCCGGTCTGGCCGTAGCGCACGATCAGCGAGCCCAGCTCGTCGTTAAGATCGTCCACCGTGATGGCTGGTGCACCCGCAATTAAAGCACTTTTAATTGTTATATCGCCGCTATGGTCAAACGAGATATCCCATTCGCGCACCGCCCCGCCGCTGGTGAAGCCGGTGATGCTGTCGCCAATGGCGGGCGGGGAGGCTTGAGGATTTGCGACGGCGGCGCGCAGGCGAAAGTTGGCGATGTCGCCCGACTGCATCGTACCTGTGCCAGCCGCCGCAAAGTCGATCACCGAGCCCATGAGCGCCCAGCTATTGATCGAGCGCACGCCCTCGATATCCGCGCGAGCGATGACCTTGCCCACCGTGTCAGAGCCATCAACGCCGATCAGCGCGTCAGGGCTGGAGCTAAACAGCCGGTTCACCTCGTAACCGTCAATCAAGACGGTCCCGTTTACGCGCGCGCCAGCAGAGGCTCCGAGCGCAAGTTGGGCGTTGGCAAGAGTGGGGGAACTGGCGTCAGATGCAGCACCAGCCCACAAGGTCAGACCGTCAGCGCCGATGTTCGGACCCAAAATCACAGCGGTGGTAGGTGTCACTATGTCGTCGTAAATCGTGATCTGCTCGTTGAATAGCGCTTCGCCATTCTGTGCCAAAAAGACTGGCCGCACTTCATCCTCGCCAGTGCCAAGATTGCCGAGCATCACGCGATCAGCAACGATGGCCGCGTCGGACGCGCCGTCACCAGACTTCAGCTGCACGATAGCCGGGTTAGACCCTGACGCCGCTGTAACAACACTAAAGGATGCCAGAGCGTTACCCGCGCCATCGGTGTACGCGCTTGCCAGAACGCCCACATCAGCCGACACATCGTCAAACTCAGAGCGAAGCTGCGTTGTGCGTGTCACCTCAGACCGTTGGTCATCGACAAGCGCGTTCGTAGCGTCCACGGTTTTGGCTGTGTTCGCGGCAATCTCGGCCAGCGTCCGGCTCAAGCGGCGGGCCTGTGCGCGGTCCGCTTCGGCGGTCGCGGCGTCAAGGTCGCTGATCTGGCTTCGGCTAGTAGCGACATGGCCTGCAATAGTATTTAGTTCAGCGTTAAGCGTGAACTCATACGCGGAAATTGCCGATGTGACATCGCTAGACGTGGTGAACCTCTGGTTCGCCCAACTCTCAGTCGCGATCCCGAGCGCTTGCCAAGCAGAACCATCGTGAACGTAAGCCTTGTCACCGTCGTCGGTATCGTACCAAAGATCGTTTGCCTCATAATTTGCAGGCGTCGGTTCGCTTGCTTGTCGTACGACCGTTTTGGCGCGAGCCTCAAGACTCGGTAGGTCAATATCCTCGTCGATCTGAAAAGTCGAAGCGTTTAGCGTGAGTCCTAGTGAGGAAAACGCCTCCGAAGCGTTGGCGAAAACCAGATAATCTTGTTCAATTCCAGCCACAGTGTGGGCCAATGATCCGGTCTGATTGGGGTCTAGATCGTCCTCTATATCAGCAACACGACCGCCGCCTTGAAACTCAACCTCCAGGCTTTCAAAACGCGTTATAAGCGCGCTGCTTTGGTCCACAGACAAGGTCAGGATATCGTCATACCGAGCTGTGTTGCTGGCGATGCCGACCTCAGCAAATGTCACCCGTTCGAAAAGTGCGCGCTCTTTGTCTGCCAGCGCAGAAGAGCTACTTATGCCTTCTGCCAAAGTCGCTGCCGTTTCAGCTAAAATCCGACGCTGCGTGTTTGCGCTAGCGCGGTCGGTTTCAGCTAGGGCGTCTGTGACGCTATCGACCTCGGCTTTTGTGTAACGGTCTGAAAGCGCGTTATCTTGTGCCTCAAGATGACCCTGCGCCGTCCGGGTTTGCGCGCCGACGGTGAATTCGTAAGCCGCAAACGAACCCGCAAATTCGTCATCAAAATTGGAAATAGCCACATACGTCTCAGATATATCAGACGACGTGATGTAGTTTTGAGACAAGTCATTAACCACGCCGTCAACTTGAGCGGCGAGAGAACCGGGGTTAGCGGGGTCTACCTCGAACTCGAATTCCGTGCGGAGAGTTGTTGTGTTGATTGCAAGCGCACTTGTCGGGCTCACATTAAGCGCAAGAATATCTGAAAAGGAGGCGTCGGCGTTGTCAGCGCGAACCTCAAGCTCTTTAATTTCAAGCACTCGGCTTGCGTTATTGTCAGCAGCGCTTCCCTGATTAGAGAGTATTTCAGAAAGCGACGCCGTAGTCTCAGCTAGAATTCTAGCGGATTTGCGGCGGCTATCATTGAGCGCGCCTCGCACAGAATTAGCGGCTTCTACAATGTTTTCAGCATCTGCATCAAGGGCTGCCGCTGTGTCTGTTAGACTCTGCTCAACGGCTGCAATCTGGTCATCAAAATAGTCAGCATCGAAGCCTTGCAACTGGTCTGAATTGGTTGCGGTCAGTCCGCCTGTCGTGACAGCACCCAGGTTGCGCCGGTCGCCAATGATGCCGAACTGGCTAATATATCGGACACTGACCTCATAAGCCGTATTGGGCTCAAGACCGGTGATATCAACCGTGCTGGTCGATATGTCGGATTGCGCAAACTGCACCCAACCCTGATCAGTACCCGCCCACGGCTGGCCGTCGCTTGGGTCATTTTCCGTCCTGTATTCGACGATAATTTGCCGCGCACTAAGCTGATCGGCATCGCCGGTCACGATGATAGCGGGCTGATTGCCAGACGCCACCGCCGCGCTCCACACGCCAGCACCCGGCGCGTCCACCGTGTAAATATCCGGCGCGGTCAGATTCGGCGCTGTTGGTGGTGTCGGGTCCAAACCCAGCGCATAGGTGTGCTTGCCTGCTGTCTCGCTGATAAAGCTGATGCGCACGATGTTGTTGGCAAGGTCGAACTCACGACGCAGGCACAGCAGCTCAACGCCATCAAGAAGAAAACCCGGCTCATCAATCGTGAACACATCGCCGGGCTCGATCTGTGCGCCCCAAGGCTTGAGCGGGACCGTTCCGGCAATGCTTTCGCGGCTGTCTACGATGGCGTAGGCGGCAAGCTCGGCGGGCTGGTTCTTGTTGGCGTTCGTGGCCTTGATCGAGACATAGGGGTAATCAATGCCGCGCGAGCGTTCGCCGCCGTCAGCGGTCACATAGGACGCCTCGGACACCGGGTCTTGTGCGACCATTTCCCAATCATGGGACTCCATGACACAGCGCGGCGTGATGGTGTTCGTGCGCGACAGGCGGTCAGCGTTTAAATCAACCTCGAACGGGCCTGCGGTATCGTCTGCCGAGAGCGTGGCAACGCTAGTGCGCGGCGTGCGAACGATGCAGGACATCTTGCCCTGAAAGCGCGAATAACGAGCCCCACCGGCCTGCATCAATGCAAGCAAGACTTGGTGCTTATCGTCGGCACTGGTCGGCACAGCCGAGACGGTCCAGCCGTTCGCATCGCAGACGTTCGCCCATTCGATGAATGCGGGAAGGTCAATGCCGTCAACGGTCGCGCCAATGCCGCCGACCACGACGCCATTTTCTTTCAGGCCAAGGCACCAGTTAAGCGCAGCAATAGCCGGGTTTTCAGAGTAAGCGTAGGTGGATTGATCTGCGACCCTGTGCGAGCCAGACCCGCCCGCCACAGTGCTATCAAGGCGCGGGTCATACATCTTGATGCCGCGCATCTTAAAGCGCGTGCGAGGGATGCCCCCGGCGTAGGTTTCAAGCTTGCTGTCTTGGCGAAGCGTTAGAAGCGCGTGCGCCTTGCCGCTGATTTTCGACGCGGTTGACCAGCCCTCAAAAGCATTTCCGCCGATCTGGCTGTTGAGCGCCGCGTTATTTGCCAGCGCTGCCGACTGGGGCTGATTGCCGGGCGTGGTGTAAAGCCACATATTGCCGGAGAAATTACCGCCGTTCGTGGCCTCGCCGTTGGCGTCAAAGCTCATGGCCACTTCGTCGGCATAGAACTGATCAAAGCTCTGGATCGGTCCCGCGCCCGAATACACCGTCACGATGGACTGAAGGCGATTATCCAGACCGTAGGCGTCGCGGTGAACGATGATGCCAGACGTGGCTCGCTCGCCCATGACGAACGGAATCCCGGCATTAGGATCAGCGCGCCAGTCGGTCGGCCTGCCTTCGATATTGACTTGAGGCGTTAGCAGCGCGGACGCGGCGAAGCCCGCCACGGTCAAAGCGGTCTGCCACGAGGCAAGGCCAAGCACCAGATTGCCCGCAGCAGCCGCCAATGTTGCCGATCCGGTCAGGGCCAACGTGGCGCCCGCCGCAGCACCGGACGCCGCCGTGATGGCGGACCCAATAGCCGCAACCGTTGCTGAAATAGGATCAGCCATTTGCGACTCTCCATGCAGCAAGGCAGCAGGTAAGATCGGGCTGCACCACGCGAATAACGCCATGGCCGTCAAAGCCCAGCACACGGCGCGCACCGGCGGTATGCACCACCATGAGAGACGCGCCGAACGGATCTTCATCAGGAACCGGCATGGCGAGAATATCTCCTGGCCACGTCATTGCTGGACCAATGCGAGACAAGCCTAGCGCGTCCATGGCTTCGCACAGATCAGCGCAGCCGGTGGCTTCCAGCGCGCGCACGGCGGAGGTCAGCGAGCGATACTGCACCCCTCGCAGCAGCGGCACTGCGACACGCTGTTTGCGAAGCGCCAAGGCGGCAAGCTTCACACAGTCTGCCGAGCCAAACTTGCGCGGGCGCTCGTCGAACTTCTTCAGACATGCAGAAACAGCCCGCTGGCGAACCAGCGAGTTATGCTCAGGTTTGGCCATGGATTAAACGAGCCTGTTGTTCTGACCGCCGCCGCCCGGCCCACCACCACCGCCACCAAATGCGATGGAGCGCGGCGGATCGTCAGCGCGCCAAAACACCTTGCGGTTAAACTCTGTCACATTGTCCAGCCCGGTTTCGCCAGACCAGATTGACTTGTGAAAGGATGGACTCAAGCGCTTTTGGCTATCATCGAGAAGCTGAAATTGTTCTTCGGTGTAGGAACTGATTGTTAGCGCCCGGCTTCCCGGCGCAAAGCCCACACGGCTTACATTCAAATATCCGCGCGTCACGGTTTCTGGCGTACCAATAACAGCGCCGGTCGCCGGGTTTATCGTCCCCCAATAGACCGTCCAGGCCGAGCCCTGCGCACCAGACAGCTCGACAAGCCCATCATCGGTATAGGTGGCAAAGGTCAGGTCTGGCGCAGTCGCCTCGCCTGTCTCGCCTTCTTCAATCTCGCCCACTGCTGACAGCGCGCCGATGTCGTCATCTTCTGGCAGATAGGTATTCCCCCCAAATGCCACAGTGCCGCCGCTGGTCAGGCGCACCGTGCGGGCAGGCAAAATCAGCTCAAGAGCGATAAAGCAGTGCGGATGGCTTACCTTCCAGTCGGCAATGTTGACCGAATCCATTAGCCGCGCTCCTCAATCGTGAAGCTTAGGCCGCTCACGCGATGCAACACACCAAACGAAACCGGCTGACGCGAAGCCAGCCCCTCAACCTTTGGCGCAGCAATTTCCACCACATCGTTATCGGCTGGCGACACACGCAAGGGCGGCTGGATCGACAGCGCCGCAGCGCCCGTACCGTCTGCCGTGGCCTGCGCCGTGACCTGATAGACATACCGGCGCGAGCTAGTAGTGACTGAAATAAACGCGCCCTGTTTGACCACATAGCCTACCGTGAGGCCGTCCACGTCGAGCGTAGTTCCAAGTTGGCTCGCGCCCGCCACGCGCGGCGTTCCCTCGCCTGCGGCTTGCAGGCCACCCTGCGGAATGGACCAGACCATCGTGTCGGTGTCAGAATCCAGCACTGACCACGACAAGGCCTGTTCTTGCGTCAACAGCGGAAGGGTCACACTAAACCGCCAATGGCGACCAAGGCGGACAAAGCGCTGGCGATTGGTGCCGAACGCAGACGCGCTTTCAGCCGGTTTCGGGACTATTTCTGCCGACCAGTTAAGCGGGTCTGTAGAAGGAAGCGTGATCGGCATTAGCGCAACCTCTTTGAAGAACGCGACCGGGCGCGGGCCATATCGCTACGGCTAATTGCCACCGCGCCGCGCGCAGCGGCTTCGGCCTTGGAGTCCATTTCCATCATCAGCTGATCGGTCATCACCGCGCCCTCGGCGTGCAAGTGAAACTGATTGACGATGACCGGCGCACTGCCGCCTATGCTATCGGCGCGAAGAACCTGACCTGGAACATTCGGCGCGAAAAACTCTTGCCCCTGCTCCTGCCACGCATAGAACTTGCCCGGCTGAACCGGCCCGCCCGCCGCCTTGCCCCCGCCGAATGAGCCGCCGAGAATGCCGCTTAAGAACGAGCCAAACGAGGAACCGACGAAATCTTCAGCGAAGGCCGACGCCAGCCCTTGCGATGCGCTCTCAAAGATGGCGGTCTGCAAATTGCGGGCAAAGAAGCTGAGTAGGTCGCCATCTGCCGCAGCACGAAAAGCGCCTTCAAGGCCCCACTGGATTTGACGCTCAAAGCGCTCGCCCAGCTCTTGCATCTCCTGCTCGTACTCTTCAGCCTGAATACCAGCAATCTCCGCAGCGGCTTTGCGGGCGGCTTCCACCTTTATTGCGCCCTCTGCCGCTGCCATCTCTTCAATGACGCGCGGGCTAAGGCGAGGAGTTATGCTTGATGTTGGGTCAGGCGGTGTGGCGTTGTCATCGTTATCGCCACTACCGTTACCATCGCTGGGTCGAGCCGGGCGCAAGCGCGGGACGGGGCTTGGAACAACCTCCTGAAAGTTGTCGTCCAAAAAGCGGCCAGTGGCCCTATCGTATGTTAGATCAGGTCGAACCTCTCCAAAGGCGCGCAATTCTATAGCAGCCTCGCGAAGCTCATTTACTAGCTGCTGACGCTGCCTCTCATTGTAGCCAGATACAGCAACCCTGATATTATCGACAGCACTGTCAACAACGCCGCTTATAATGCGTTGCGCCTCATCCCTACCGAGCGCGGCCTCCATTCTGAAGCCGAGCGTCGCTTGTCCAGGTCCGCCCCTAAATTCACCTTCCTGAAGCTGCCTAGCAAGAATTTCGGCATCTAGCGCTTGCACTGCTGCGTCGCCTGACCGAGCGTTGCCCGCAGCAAGAGTATTAAACATTGCGCCGAGCGCGGAAGCGGCCTGAATTCCAAGAGTTGCGATACTGGACAACTGTTCTGCTAGCAGCTCTAAGTTATCTGCGTGCTCTGCAACGGCTCGGTTTCGGTCAGCTTCAAAGTTGACGCGCATCCGCTCAAAGGCTGTTGCGGCTTCGGCTGCATTGCGCGCCAGCTCATCACCCATGATAGCGCCAGCCTCACGGGCCTGCTCGGCATACCCTTCAAGGCCAGACCGGCCCTGACGAAGCACATTGACCAGCGCCGCGCCTTCGCTGTCGAACGCCTTAAAGGCCAAGCGCAGCTGCTCCTGCTCGCTCTCAGCACCAGCAACGGCATCAGCATAATCGAGAAGAATTTCATAGCTCGACCGCATCCGGCCCTCGGAGTCGCGCAAGCGAATCCCGAGGGCGGATAGATCCCCCTCAAGCTCCCCGGTGCCGTTTGCGGCTTCTGCCACGCGGCGTGAAAAGCGCTGCACGGCCATGTCGGTCTGCTGAAACTGGACGCGGTTTAAGCGCCCGGCATACCGGAGGGCTTCCAGCTCCTCGACCGCAAAGCTGGTGCGGTCTGCGGCCTGCACCAACGCGTCGGCATACTCCAAAGCCTCGCGCGTAGCAAAAGCCAAGGCGCCGGCAGACACAGCTCCGCCAAGCCCCAACAATGGACCGGCGGCGCGCATGAATGACTGCACGCTACGTTGCGCGCGTTGAACCGAATTCTCAACACCGCGCCACGCTGGACCCGTGCGGTCGCGCGCGAAGATGTCAAACCGAAAATCGGTTCCCATGCCAAGGGCCATGAGCGGCTCCATTTGCCTAAGCCGCGCAGCACGAATACTCTCCCACCGTCTTTATGGGAGAATGCTATGCGCGCTTTGGCTTTAGTGGTGTCTGGATTGTTGGTTTGTTCTTGCGGGCCTAGCGATCAGGTCAGGCCTGCAACGGCAATTCTTGAGGCTGGTGAACGCACCCGCATGATGTTCGGACCACAGGCGACAGTTTCAACTGCAAGCTTTGGAGTGACAGAAAGCGACGGCGCGATTGTATGCGGAGAGGCGCATATCGCTGGCATGTTCAACAGAGCCGAAGCAGAAGTAGCTTACGTCTATTTCCCCGAAAGCGGCCATTACTTTGTTATGCCAGTTTTAGAAGAAGCCCGCCGGGTGTGCTTTGACAAAACAGCTGAATACTTGGCTTTTGAGCCCAATTCCCTGCTGGGAGATTAGCGCCCTACTTTGCCCGCGCCTTCTCTTCCTCGACGCGGATTTCATCAGCGGCGGCTCTAAGCGTTAGTTCATCCATGCTCATGCGCCGGTCCATGTCTTCAAGCGTCATGCCCAGGCGTTCTGAAAGCGCGATCCGATACGTTAGGAACGGGTCGTCTTTCAGTTTTTTTTTGCGGCTTCATGCGACAGGCCAGCGTTCAGCCGGTAGGCGAGGCTTTCCAGCACGTCAGCAGGAACCTGCGAGCGCATGAATTGAGCGTTGCCTACATCAAACAGCTTTTCACCGTTCTTGTCGCAGGCCAGCCGAATGATGGTGCGAATGGCCGCTTCAGCGTGAATGATGCGCCCGGTGTCAGGATCAAGCGCGGCGCGCTCGATATCGGCCCGGTCAGCAATAGTCGGGACCTTGCCATAGATGCGCACCGGCTCTTCGCCCTCGGCGGCGAACTCCGGCACGTCGATATACGTACCGAAGTCGGATTCAGCGCGGCGGGCTTGCGCTTGTTGAAGAAAGGACTTGCCCGCCGCCTTTGCGTCATCTGCCGACATTATGGGGTCACCGTACCCTTGGTCAGCGGGCCGGTGCCTTGAGCTTCAAAACTCACAGACACGATGCCAGAACGCTCGGAGCTGGTCGAAATCGACGTGATGATGGCAGACCCGGAATACTCCGCATCGCCCGATTGATCACCCGACGGGTAGAGGTTCAAAGTGACAGACGCACCTTTGGTCAAAGCGCCCTGGCCGGTCGTGTTGGTCGGATCAAGTTGCGCCGTGACGCTTACCGTCCAGCCTTGTTGACCGACAATGTAGGTCTTGTCCGTATCGCCTTGCGCCGTGGTCTCAGCCACATCGGCGCTTTCATTCAGCGTCCAGCTTTGGGTCTCGGCAACAGCATTTGAGCCGACCTTGACGACGCCATCTTTACCGTGAAGAGCCATTTTTTTCTCCTATGGCCTAGAGTGCTACGCCGGGTGCGCCTTCACCCGTATGATATTCGACCTCATAGGTCAGGCGGGACTGGCCGACGATCTTGGCGCCGTCGCCGTCATAGATTTCATTGATCGACACCGGAGCGATGTCGAAAATGTTGGTTGCCCATGATCCGGGCGCTAAGCGCTCCTCGATCTCGGCAGCGATGATGTCCAGGGTATCCGCCGCGCCATCGCTGTCAGCGTTGCAGATGATGTCGCAATGGACTTGCATAATCCGGCCCAGCATAGGCGGCGAGCCCTGCGCAATACGCTCTAAGCGCTCGTCGCCAGAGCTTACCGAAATTGCAGGCAGGTCACCTTGCTCAACGGGTTTGACCCGGTTTTTGAAAACGCTCGTGCCTGCCGTTGTCTCGCCGGTAAGGCGCGCGACAATCAGATCCCGAATGGCTGTGCGAACATGGCTCATAATCCGGCCTCATGAAGAATGAAGACGACAAGGCCACGCTCGTCGGGTTGGACCTCGGCAGCGGTATAGCTCTGACCATCAATCGTGAATGCGTCGCCTTGGCCGGGGCTAGGGCAGTCTTCGGCTTTCAGCGTCACGACAGGGGCGGCGCTTTCAGCCTGTATTTGCCCATCAGGGCCGACCGGCAGATAATCGCGTGTAAAAACGCCGCGCACCTCGACGGCCTGCCCACCCGAAGGCGTATATGTGACAGGCTCGCCAAGGGCGGCGGTGATGGCGCGGGGAACGCCCGCAAAGACACGCCCCGCCATCGGTTAAGCGCCAGCCGCAGCGGGCATGGAGCCGTTAAGGCGAATATCAACGGATGTGACGCCGTTGCCAGCAGCCGAAGCCGCGACACCAACATACCAGTTACCCGATGCGGTCTTGTTGACCTCGCCATCTGCAACGTCCCAATAGAGCGGATCGCCAACAGCAATCACAGCCGCCGAAGCGCACGCAATCGAATGCACGCCAGCGGTGTCGATCTGAACAGCTGCACCGCTCAGAGCGTCGTTTTGGGCAAAGCCAAACACAGAGCCGACTTTTACAAAGTCACCGCTGCTTAGCCCTGCCGGGGCGGTCACTTCAAGGTAGCGACCGTCTTGAATGAAGTTCTTGGCCATGATGGGTCTCCTATTGTCTGGCCGGATACGGAGCGGGCGGCACTTGGCCGCCCGTCATCCGCTCACATTTCAGGAACCGGCGTTAGGAGCCGGGGTTCTTCACCGCGCCGCGATGGTCGATCCACTTCGCGCCCACATCGAGGCGACCCTTCAGCTTGATGCCGTCGGTGTTGAAGTCTTCCATCTGCTCAATCTGCGGACCCTGCTCACCTTCAAGATAGGCAAACTCGATGATATCCACAGCGCTCGGGTTGGCGAACAGATACCAGTCATCAGCCGAGCCACCGCTAAGCGAGGCAAGGCGCGGTTCAATGATTGGCTGCATGGTTCCAGCCCACACATTCTGATTTGCCGGATCGGTCACAACCGAAGTCTGACGAGTGTATTGCAGAGCCACCGTTTCCAGCTCAGCCGGAACCACCAGATAGGCAGGCTCCAGGTTCAGGATGGTGCCATCCGTGTCTGCGTCCGGTGCCAGTGACTTTTGCTTGCGCATCAGGGCGCGGGCAGCGCCAAGGTTTGCAACAGTGATTGCACCTGTTGACGCAAGGTTACCGTGATTGGCGTGGAACACGGCAGTGCCATCCGACATGTTCGGGTTACTGGTCACCAGCTCCCAAACCAGATCGGATTCCAGGTTGGCCGCTGACGTACCAAACTGACGAACCACGCGGTCAAACGCGGACAGATCATCATTGATAATCATCTCACGGGTGAACGTCAGGCCCCGGCCATAGGTCGCCAGCGAATACTGCTCGCGGCCTTCCGACATGGTGCCGAACTTGTACTCCGCACCTTCACGCTTGCGAATGAAGGACGGTGCGTCGGAAAGCTGAACGCGATCCACTGTCTTGAAGTCCGGCAGCGTCGTTTCATTGACAATCGGGCGGAAGGTTTGCGGCGCGGCCTCGTAGGCTGCACGCAGGCGCTTGTTAGCCGTGTTTGCCAGGATGAACGGGAAGTCGGACGTGCCGTGGAAACCACGCGACAGCATGGCGCGAGCCACTTCCGCGCGGCCCATGCCACGAGTACTTTCACCGCGAGCGGCAAGCATATCGCGGCCAAGCTCGATCAGGGAGAGGCCGCGATACTGGCGCGCACCGTCCTGAAGCTCGGTTTTCGGATCGAGGCGATGCTCGATGGCGTTAGCCACCAGCGCACGGCGGGTGTCCTGCTCATCGCGGCCAACGGTAACGCGAGAGCGGGTTTCTCCGGCCTCGTCATCCGCATCAGCCATCTTGTCGATGAAGTGAGCGCGAGCCTGGTCGATGCTCATATCTTCATTCACAGCCTTTTCGATTTCGGTTTCGTCAATGCGAAGCTTGGTGCCGACCGAACGAATGTCAGCAATACGCTGACGCTCGGCGGCGCGTTCCTGCTTGCGCTGTGCGTCGGTCATGTCCGGCTTTGCTTCCGGCTGAACCACCGGAGCCGGAGCGGCCTTGCGCTCTTCTTCCTTAATGCCGCCTTCGGGGGCGGCGCCCTTGTTGTCTTCCGACATGGGGGTCTCCTTGTCAGGGTTGGCGGGCGTCGCCCGATCAATTCGGCAGGGGTTTTGGTCGTGTTTTTCGGAGCGGAACCCGGCCATATCATCCGCCCCAATGGCTACCGCTGAAATCTCCATCGGTGTCCATTCCCGTGCAACGACACGCGGTAGCGAGCCGTCCTCCTCGATCACCTCATAGCGCTGCACGCTATAGCCGACCGATACATTCCTGATGATGCCGTCGCGGACATCGCGCCAGACGTTCTGGTCAACGTCATCGCGGGCGCTAAACCGGACGCGGGCATATCCCACCTCGCCATCAAGCCACGCCTCCTCAACGACGCCGATCACGTCGCGGGTGTCGTAATCCAAATGCGAATTCAGCAGCGGTGCGCCGTTGTTCAGGCGCTCCATGTTGATGGCGGTTTCGCTGACTTCCAGCTCTTCCATGCACGCGCCGATGCCCGGCATGTAGCGCTTCACAGCCGCGCCGGTCGTCCAGACAAGCTCTACTGTGCGGTTTTCTTCATCGACGGTAGAGGCGCGCACCTCTGCCGTCCGACCAAGCCGCGAAAGCTTGACCGTCTCTTCCATGTCTCGCGGCATGGCTTACTCCTCTTCGGGTTGGTCTTGTTCGTCTGGCTGGCTCATTTGTGCCAGCCCAGCGTCGGACACCTTGCGCGGATCGGAATCAAACACCAGCTCGTCAGCATCCACTTGCGCAGCCCAGGTCTTGATTTCCGCGCGAACCTTTTCAGGGTCGCGGCCCGTGCGCCGGATTTGCTCATCAACGGACGCCTGACCAAGGCGGGCTTCCATCTTGTCAGCGATTAACTCTTTCTGTCGGTCGATTGGCTCAAAGCCGGGGAGCGTCCATTGCGCTCGGTAATTCAGCTCAGACACGCGGCCCGATGCGAACGCCGCCTCAATAAACCAACGCCACGCCGGAGCGCAGACCATCGGCATAACCGTGCGCTTCTGAAAGCGGCGCACCATTTGCTTAAACGGCACAATCCCCGCCTTATAGCTCGACCAATTCACGCGGCTTACATCGCCGGTAAGCAGCTGGTAGGGCATTCCCATAGCGGTTGATATTTTGTGCAAGCGGGCGCGGGTGTAGCTGTCATAACCAGACGACGGGTTAGGCTGCGCAAACTCAACGCCCTCGCCCGGTTCCAGATATTCAATCATCCCCGGCTCAAAGGATTCAATGCGCCCGTCTTCGTCTTCGGATTCTTCGCCAATAGTGGTTTGAGCGCCTGACAAATCCTGATTGGTGACAAACGCAGCAAAGCAAGCTTCGATCTTTTTGCGGACTTGCTCGGCGTTTTCATAATCAGCTAGATCACGAAGGTCGATCATGGCGGCGGCAAGCCACGGCACACCGACGATCTGGCCGGGGCGGGTCATGCGATACCCGTGCGCGATCTGGTCAGCAGGCACGCGCACCGACGTAAAGCGCATCGGGCGAAGCAAGCCGACCTCGCCAGGGTGCGTGGGGTAAAGCCAATAGGCTTGGCGACGGTTCAGCAAGTCAAGCTCAATACCTTGAATGATATCAAAACCGTTGCTGGCGTTCTTCAGGTGCGTCACGTCCAGATGGTCTGGCTCCATTAACTGGATCTGCATCGGGACACTAAGACCATCAGACGCGCGGCGGCGGCGGCGGCGCATCAGCACGTCGCCAGATTCAACGATGGTATTTACCGCAAGGTCTTGCAGGCCATAGAAATCATGCTGACCACCCGCGTCAGCTTCGGTGTTCCATTCTTCAAATGCTTCTGCAATCTCTCGGTCAAGGCGATCAGAGCCGGTGTCAGGCTTGGGGATGATGCCCCCACCGACCGAGCATTCCGCCATAATCTCAACGGCGCGCTTTGCCCAGCCATCGTTGCGGACCAGATCGCGCGAGCGCGCCCGAAGGGTTTGAGCGGCCCCGGCGATCTCCGCATTAGCGCTTGTGCTCTTGGCGCGCCAGTTCTTCATGCGGCGGCCCTTGGACGCCCCGTCATAGCTGCGCTTGGTCAAGCCGAGAGCGGCCTGCGCCTGAGCGCGCTTGACCGCAGCGCGCGGCGCGACGTGTGCAAGGAGGTCGGTGTACCAGCCCATGACGCTTCCTCAATTTGGCGATATACCGCCGGTCTTATGTGTGCATAATGGTGAATATGACGCCCGACGCTTTTGCCGCATGGCTTAACGCCATGAACATTTCCGCAGCCGAAGCGGCCCGCCGCCTTGGCGTGTCACCCAATACTGTTACGCGGTACAAGAAGCGCGGCGGGGATCAAACCCTCGCGTTGGCATGTGCCGCCCTGTATCACCGAATGGAGCCTTGGAAATGAAACAAGTCCGATCAGGCATGATCAGTGTTACTATTTCTGCTCACTTGCAGAATGCGTCTCGCGAAGACATTAAAATGATCGCTGATGCCTTTTTTAGAGATGAGGTCATCAGCCTACACGGCCTAACAGGAAAGGTGCTCAGCTTCCGCGAGTACGCGCCAGATTGTCTTGAAGTCGGCCTGGACCCCGATCCGCCTAAACTCCAGAATTAAAGACGGCGCGCGAGCGGCGCTTTCGAGTCTTCAGTCCAAGCTCGCCTTCCATTTCGGAAAGCAGCGCTTTCATCTGCGACATATCGCGATATTCGACGCGCTGGCCGTTATAGCTGACCGAGTTCGCACCCGTGGCGATGGCCTGCTTGAGCGCGTCATAATCGGCTTGCGTCCAGCGTGTGGTCATAGCCAGCTCTCACCTGTCGAATTGAAGCCGCGACGGCGGCGCTTTTTCTTTTTGCGCGGCGCTTGCGGCGCGGCCTGCTCTGTCAGCGTCTTTTGGATAGCGGCGGGCTCAGGCCCTTCACTGTCCGGCACTTTGCCCGCTGGTGCGGTTGGCAACTTCGCGCCAATGCTTTGAAGCGCCGCCAAGGCATAGCGGCGGCAGTCGTGGCCCTCGTTCCTGACACCCTTCGGGCATTCATAGGCGCGCACATTCTGACCACCGACGCGCTTTGTTATCAGCTTCTCAGCAAGCAGCTGCGCAAACCACGGCGCGTCATACTCTGCCGAGAAGTGGCAATAACCAGCCCCCGGCGCTTTCACCCTCAAGTCTGCGTAAATCTGATCAGACGCCGCATTGGTTCCGACCATGAATAGCGTGTAGTTAGTCCGCGACTTTGAAGCCCGCTTTGGCCAGACCGGCTTACCCGGCCCACCATCGCCTTTGATTGCATAGACCCGACGCTTAAACCGGGCTGCACAGAACGCATAAACCTGCTCGGTGTGGTGACCGCCGGAGTCAATCGCCGCCGCCTGGATGCGCATAATGCGGCCATCTTCGCGCAAGTATTGGCGCAAAAGCACCTGATCTAATTCATTCCAAACCGCGTCTTGCCCAGGGTCGCCATACAAGATCAGCGGCGCAATTCCCCAACTCTCGCGGCCAGCGCCCCAGCCGACAATTTCCACTTCTAAGCGGTTGTCCTGTACGTCCACACCAGCCGTGAGCACTAGAGCGCCGGTCGGGATATCGTCAGGCCCGTAAACCTCGCGCCGGGCTTCCAGCCCTTCTGGGTCAACGCTGACTTTGCCTTCTTCCCATAGCTCGGCAAGCTGTGTGTTGGTAAACACCTGTAAGAGCGACGGGTCGTCTTTTGAGTTAAGGAACTTGCGAACCGTCTGTTCTAGGCTTTGGGTCAGTGAGTACAGCTTTGAAGCTGTAAACCCGGCATGGCGCACCGGAACGCCCGGCTTCTTGCATTTTGGGCAAAGCGCCTCGCCTGCATCATTCCAGTTAGCATCCCCGGTCCAGTCTTTGGGTTTGTGCTGTTCTCCGCAGCACTTGAAAGGCCGGGTCTGGCGATAGCCAAAATCTGGCTCACTCACGATGCCCTGAATGGCAGCGCGGCGCTTGGCCTCGCTCCATACCGTCCCACACGACCGGCACGTGACGCCTGCCGTCTCGGGCTTGTGTTCTCCGTTTTCGTCTTTATCCCAGCGCACACGGTCAAAGCTTAGCGTCTGCGCTTCGTGGCAGTGCGGACACCGCACGAATAGCCGACGCTGGTCGCTCCTCTCATACTCCCGACCGATGCGCGAAAAACCGCGCTGCGTAGGCGAGCAAGCCCGGATCGACTTTGCATTCCAGAACGTCGATTGGCGCTCCTCGGCAAGCGCCAGTGGGTCACCCTCTTTGCCAGCACTCGGCGGGAATTTGTCAATCTCGTCTGCAAGCACAATCCGCTTTGGACGCGATGCCAGATCAGTCGGGCTATTGGCCCCCACAATGTCGATGACCGCCCCGGTGTTGAACGCGATGCGGTCTAGCGTGCGATCCGATGACCGGGCTTTCTTAGGCGGCGCGCACTCGGCAAGGCACGGCGTCTCATCTACCACCGGATCTAGGCGGTCCTTTGTAAAGCTCTCCGCAAGGTTCACAGTCGGCAAAACCCAAAGCACAGGCGACGGGTCTTGATGAACGTAATAAGCCCCCGCATTAAGCAGCAGCTCGGTTTTGAATTCCTGCGTCGGTGCCATCACCGATATGGTCCGCACACGCGGGTCAGTGACCGCAGCCGTTGGACCCAAAGCCATCGGGACTGCGGCGGTTTTCCATTTGCCAGGTTGCGCAGCAGCGCGAGCACTTAAGCGGCGGAACTCGTCAGACCATTCAATCAGGTTGCGGCGCGGAACCGGCTTTAGCGCCTGCGCCCTTACCTTCCTCAGCGCTTTTTTCAGGCTCATTGTCGGCTGGCCATTTTCCATCCGCGCTCAGCTCCTGAAGAACATCGTCAACAATGCCTGCGACAATGCCTTGCACTTCGACAGCGCGGACCGGATCAACACGGGGAGCGATCAAACCCGGCAAAGACCCAAGGCGGCTCCTAACCGTCGCATACTCCGACGTTACAGCGTCCAGCACTTCGCGGCGCTCAATGACCCGCCCACGTGCCAAGTCGCGCTCTATCTCGGCAAGGTCTGCATCGGCCTGCATTTTGCGCGCCCGGTCGCGATCAAAGTCAGGCGCAGCCCCGTCTCGCTCCATCATCTCAGCTTGCAAGCAGTCCATTCGCCATTGAATGACTGCCGCTGTGTCAAACTGATATTCTCGACCGTGCGAACCGCGCTCCAATACTGGACAGCCGCGCCGCACCCACTCCGTAATCGTGTTTGGCACAACGCCAATGATTGCGGCCATGTCGGCTCTATTGACGGTTTGTCCAGAACGCTTCGGCATTACGCCTCACTAATTCCTAAGCGGCGTAAATGTCAGGTGACCTTTGAGCGCTTATGGCTACAGAACAATCGGGCCTTCTTTTT